CAGAATGTTAGCAAGTTCTTGCTCAGCATCAAGACCATGAATTGCCTTGAGGTCTTGTGCCAATTCTAGAGTGTATTCTGCTTTGAGAGCTCTGGACTGTGCAGTCACAGCAGTCTTCTCAATGCTGAATGACATTTCTCTGAACAGCTTTCCGCTTTCTCCTAGTGCCTCAGCGTCCTCACGTGCCATTGGCTTAACGCCACGGTCGTAAGTGCCAGAGTCATTAAGAAGACCAGGATTGCTGCCTGCAACTGGATTAGCAGTATCGTATGCATTTGCAGTTGCATCGTATCCTGCAGAGAAGTCGCTGTCAGGCTCGTTGTATAGTGCTTCAGCACCGTCACGACCTTCGTAGTGAGACTTCATTGCGAAGATTAGTCCAGTAGGACCAGACATTGGTTGAACGCCACAGATGTCATAAGCAATGAGGTTAGGCATTGCACGACGGATGAGGCTGATCATTACAGGGTCAAATCCAGCAAGACCACCAGTTTGGGTGGTTAGACCTGAACCTGAAAGAGCGTTGCCGCCGATAGCGCCAACAGAGTTACCTGCTGCACCACCTGCTTCGTTGATCATGCCACGCTCTTCGCGCATGAATCTTTCTTGGTTTTCTAACAGAACAGCGGTAACAGCCTTTCTATAATTGTCTTTGATAGCGCCTGCGCTCTCATGACCTAGAACAGGTTTCCACTTTTCTGTTAGAGCTTCTGCATTAAACATTTTTAGCTCCGTTTGGAAAAATAGGGTTTGATAATAATCACTTCCAGCGATTGAGTGCGCTGAGGTATTGTGCCATTGCTGGTGTTACCTCTTCGCTTAATCCTTCAACTGGAGTTTCATCTGCAACTTCTGCTGCGGGAGTAGCAACTGATTCTTTGAAGTATGACTCCTTGATGGTTTTAACCTTCTTGGTAAAGTCCTCTTCAGTTACATACTCAAGACCCTCAGCAAGTGCTGCGAGTTTTTCTTTCTGAGTATCTGCGAGTCCTTCTGACACAGTGGACAGAATATTGAGTTTGGCAGACTCATTAAGACGATTTTGTAGTTTCACATTTGCCTTGACCTGTTCGTCTAGGCGCTCTTCCATCTCACGAATAGATTCAGCCATACCCTCTACCACGTCAACCTTGTCGTCGGGGATAGAGATGTAGTGCTCTTCAAAGAGACCTTTAAGACCTGCAATGAAGTCTGTAGTGATCTCATTTCTGATGCCACGATCAACAGCTACTTGATTTTCTTCTAGCCATTGAGTGACTGCGTAGTTTACAGTTCCGTTAACTTCCTCAGAGAGATCTGCTTTAGCAGATGTTAGTTGCTTCTCTAATTCTTTACCGAAATGCTCTACAAGCTTGTCATACTCTTCGGAGATCTTTGCTTTGACTGCTGCCTCAAAGATGGTTTTTGCTTTCTCTGCAAATTCTTCGGAGAGTTCAGTGCCTTCTAATAGGGCACTAATGTCGGAGGACATATCCAGCTCTTCAAATGCTGGTTTGATAGGATAAGAAACATCAGGACCTTTGCCAGTTCCATAAGCGATTTCCGCGCCTAGGGAATTAGCACCTGCTTCGTCACCAGGCTTGCCTGATGTTGAAGTAACACTACCATCTTGTGAGACGGGTGCTGCTGCTTTAGCGCCAGGATTCTCCTCGCCTTCTTCTTTATTAGAATGAAGAGGTTCGGACTGTGAACCACCGAGATCTGTTACTGACTGTCCGTTAGCAACTGAAGGTGGAACAGTTGGTGAAGAACCAGATGGTTCATCTTTACCACTTCCACGTTGTTGTGGATCACCCGAAACTGCCGAGGGATCTGAGCCTGTACCAGGAATTACTGAAGCAGATACACGAGGCATGGGATCCGCTCCCGCTTCCATAACGACTTGCTGTCCGCTCAGAAACTCCTCAAACTTTTCGTTTAACATGTCTGACATTTTGAGTCCTTCCGTAAATCTTATGATTATCTATTGTTTATTTATTAAATTACAAACCTGCGAGGAAGTTTTGGAACACTTGAAGCGTTCTCTCCTCTAGGTTTTTACGAGTAGAATCACTCATGTAACGTTGATATTTAGCAACCTCGGACTCCTTAAGGATTCCGTTGTCCCAAACCCACTCTTTACCTTCCATAATTCCATTGACGAAAGCGTCTGGGGCAGAAGGATCTGCAACGATATCTGCTGCTGTTGCTAGCATGAAGTCGTCCATGACATACGCGGTGTCTTCACGTTTGTCAATACTTCCCATTCCGCGTGATGATACACCAAGTTGTACACCTTCACCTAAGAGAGATTTTGCAATCTTTCCCATAGGTGTGTCTAGGATTTGGGCTTTGCCCATAAAGTTATTACCTTCTGCTCTAAGTTCGGTAATTCTGTGGGAAACTCTATCAAGGTTGACAGTAGGACCATCAGGATGACCCAACTCACCGAGAGCACGCTTAGTTTTAACATACTCTTCATTGTAACGTCCAACCTCACGTTCTAGAACTTGAAATGGATATACACGACCGTTCCTATTCTTCAGTTCGGACTGAAGAAAGACACCTTCAATGTACAATTTTTTATCATCACCAGTTCCTTCGGTGATGACATGTACATCTTCAATCTGTTCCGTTATCAGTTTCATTAGTTTCCGTATCTACTGGTTCATCAAAGTAAGTCTTTGCTACACCCTGTTTATAAGTAGACAGAGTTTCTGATGCCTTTGCATAAAGCAAATCTTGGATGGCATCAATTGCTTTAGACCTTTCATTGTCTGCAATAGCAGTTACAATATTCATCACTTCCGCTTCAGGGTTTGCCTGATCCATTTTGTTTTCCATGACTTATTCTTTATTTAGTATTAGAAGAAGGTTTAGGTTGCGCTTTCGCCATTTGCAATTGTTTTTGATGCGCGTCGTCTGCTTTTTCTTGCTCTCGTTCGTGAGAGTCATCAGCTTGTTGCGCTGCAATTTCAGGAGCAAATGCAGCATTCTGGCGATCCATCATGTCAAATGTATTAACATCAGATGGATTCATTGCTAGACCAGCATCAATTTCATTCTTCATTTGTTTTTCAATTTCCTTATATTCCTTCTCATTCTGTTGTAGAATTTGTCTACGAATATGTTCAATTGAGAAATACTTACCAACAAATGGATCCATCTGAGTTGCAAGAGCAATGCGCTGTGTCATTAGTTCTTGTTCTTTTAACTCATTGAAATGGTTATCAAACAAGAAGTCATATTGAATATGCTCCTTCATATCATCCCAATCTTCAGGAGAAATTACTCCTTTAAGAATGAGTTGCGTTTTAAGAATATCGTGAAAGAGTTCACCAAATCTTTTACGTAGTCTACCGATGAACTTTGTGAACTTAAGTTCGTCTCTAAGGACTTCAGTGGTTTTACCGAGGTTGAATCCTTTATTATCGTCGGTGAGACGGGAAGGAGGAAGATTGAGGCTGTTATAAAGCTTCTTCTTAAAATACTCAACATCTTTGAGTTCGCCTAGGTTTTGTCCACCTGGCAGTGTAGTGATCTCAGTTCCGCGACCACCCTCTCTACGAGGCAACCAAAAATCCTCTAGCATACTCATGTGTTTTTTGTCATCACGAATCTCACCAGTGTTTGCGTCATACACTAGCTTGTTACGATAGCGACTCATAACATCACGGAGATACTGTTCCGCTTTTACCTTAGGTAAATTACCTACATCAATATAGAAAATCCTACGCTCAGGTGCGCGTGACAATCTGTAAATAACCAGAGCATCCTCAATCATTCTAAGTTGATTGAGTGACTTGATTCCTTTGTGTAGGAAACTCAAATGCATTCTCTTGTTAAGATCTTGAACTCCAGAGGAACAGAATGCAATTGAATCTGCAGCAATCTTAATTCCTTGGGAGTTGGACATATCTCCAATAGGACCGAGTGCTCCGCCTCTTAGATATCCTTTGGGATTGTATATGAAATAGTCAATGTACTGCCCCCATTCATACTCCAGTGCAGTACCTTTCAATGCTCTATTTACTCTAGGGTCATCAGAACCCTTACTGAGTTTTTGTCTTACTTTACGAATCTTTAGTGGGTCAATATAACGAAGTTCAGTAATACCTTTCTTTGGATTATCTAAATCAATTACTTTATGATAAAATAACTTTCCGTCAATATACCAACTACGAATAATTTCATGAGCACGATTGTCAAAATTCAACATCTGTTTGATCTTGTCAAACTCGTCACGAATTTTTTTCTTAACTCCCGCTCCAACTTCTAAGTTGTTAAGATCAACCTCAACACAACTGTCATTAGCATCGCTAACCACAAATTCATTCACAATTTCATCTACAGCAGAGTCTACTTCTGGGTGTAGAGACATGTCTCTATACCTACGAATGAGTTCAAACTCATTCCTTGCAGTAGCGTCTGTGTCTACATATGTTCCAAAATAACCGCCTGCGGCAATAGAGACTGGCTCGTCAGCAGAAGGAGGGACAGGGGACTGACCCTTCTGACCCTCCTTACGATTAATTTGAAAGCCAAATAACTGACTCATGATAATTTTTCAACTGTACGCTTCCTATTATTTATAGGATCGCAGCATTGCTATCTCCAGCGGTAGTCTCAGTATCATCTCCAACAGTCCAGTATGAATACTGGAATTCAACTGTAAATTCTTCAATCTGATCATTGCTATCATATGCAAGATCAATTGCAGATGCACTAGTTGGGAATGCATACCACAGTTTATATGATCTTAGAATTTTACCACCATCGGTAGAATCTTTTTCAAGTTGTTTGATGATTACTGAAGCTGAATATTCGGTTGGATCTGCTTCTGCAGTTGTATTTGCTTTGTGTGTATTGATTAGGTTCAACCACTCTTCAAAACGTGCGCGGGTTGCCATGTCTTTATCGTTGATAAAGGTTGCAGTCCAGTTATCAAAGGTTCTATCCCCAGCGATCTTTACAGTTCTACCACGGAAAGGAACTTCAATAACACCTACGTTTGAAGCAGGTAATGCAGCTGACTTACAAAGTAGTCCTGTAAGTGATGTGTCTCCTGCAATCTCAGAGGGGAACGAAATGTCCACCTCAAACATATTAGGTCTAACACCCTGCTTCACCTGTGTTAAAAAAGTTGAAACGTTGCTAGTAATTGCCATTTTTCTAAGTTACTCCTTCTATTAGTATTTAACGAAAAATCAGCGTCCAACGACTTCGCTGAACGAAACTCCAGTTCTCGTTGCAGTAAACGTTACTGAAACATAGTTGATGGAGCGAGCAGGTTTGATGAATAGTTCTGCAACAAATTCGTTGCGGTCAATTACATCAGCTGTGTTGTTAGTTCCATCACAAACAACTAGGAAATCTGTAATTCCTTGCTGCGCTTCAATGCTAGAAAGATATGAAGTGATTGTTGATAGGAATCCACCACGAGTTGTTTCATCATTAATTTCAAATAGAACACCCTTAGCAAGTTCTTCAACTCTCTTCTCAATATTAAGGAAGAGACGACGAACATTAATTCTATCAAATGCGGAAGGTGCAGCAAGTGCAGTCTTATCACCGAATAGAACTGCTCCACTACCAGGGAAGGTAACGACTGGGTTAATTCTGTTCTGATAAAGTTCGTCTCTATCTGCTTTGTTTGGATTGAATGCAAGTTTGATTACATTGCGGAGACCGCCACGATTCATACCAGCAGGTGAAATCCAATCAGCGACTGTTTCTGAAGTGTTAACACAAAGACCAGCAATGTCACCATTGCAAGGAACATAACGATACTTGTCATTGAAACGGTCATACATGTACTTATAACCACTGTCTAAGACAGCGAATGAAGTAGATGAAATTGCGTTAAAGAAGTTAACGGTGTTAGTTCTTTGATCAGCAGCAGTGAGTGCAGATCCGCCAGTTCCAATTTGGTTTCCTTTATGTGGTGAAACAAATGCTAGTGCATCTTTACGACCAGCTGCAACAGCAACAACCTTTTGTGCTTTTGCTAGAGTATCTGCTTCACTACCCATTGAACCACCCATTAGAATGAAGTCAATTGTAGTTGCTTCAGTATCTAAGAATAGATCATATGCACCATTTACTTCGCCAGCAGTATATGCATAATCATCAGCACCACCAGAAAGATTGGAGATGTTATCTGCTGTTAGAAGCAACTTAGATCCAGAAGAAATTGCAGTAGATGCTTGTCCTAATGCTTCTCCTCCACCACCTTGTGTTGGTTCAATTAGATTTGCAAGTGCTCCACTAGTAAAGATATACTCAGATTCTAGATTAACAATATCTTTGAAGTATAGTGATGCTCCTTCTGGATTCTTAGCGTCAGTTAGTTTAGAAAGATATGTTAGTCTTTCTAGAACTGTATCTGCAGCACCAGAAACATTACCAGTAACATCAATAACTGCTAGGTGAATTTCATCATATGAAATACCTCTATCAGAAGCAAATTGTGATGTACCAGGACGTGGACCAATAGCAGAAAGTTTTAAAGTTGTTCCTGCAATAGTTGTATTGGTGTACCAATCTTTTACTGAAGTGATAGCGATGTTATCGTTAGATACGGAGTCAACACTAACTGTTAGATCAGCAACAGCTCCTGTACCTAAGTTTGCAGCAGGACATGTAACTGAATCGCCCTGAGCATAACCTGTACCACCATTAACAATGGTAACACTGGTGACGCTTCCACCAACATCAATGATAACTTGTAGTCTTAGACCCGTTCCAGTTCCACCAGTTGGATCTACGACATGAGATCCATTTTGAGAACCTTGTCCTGCATATGCAGCTGGGGTAACTCCTGCAACAACACCATCACCTGGTTCATCAAAAACTTCTGCGGATGTAAGGAGTGATGCTGGGTTGTCAAGAATGACTGCCAATTCACTTGTAGCAGCATCCCAAGAATAAATTCTTCCTGCCTTTCCACTTACGGTAGTGAATGCAGTATTCATTGCAGTAGTAGCTGGTGCAGATGCTAGTGTTAGGATTTGATCCGCTCCACGGTCAACTGCTACAACTTTAAGGGAGTTACCCCAAGTTCCTGCAGTCCTTGCTGCAAATACTTCAGCACCACCAACACCTGAAGTGTAGTCTGCTTCGTTTTTAATTAATACTGCTGAACCATCTGAAGTTGCGTTAAGGACAGCGGACTCAGCACGTACTACTGCTAGTCTACCACCATATCCTAGGAACTCAGATGCAACTAACCAGTCTTCTGCATTTGCTTCCGAAGGAGTACCAAAGATACCAACAAACTCTTTCAAAGATGAAACAGATGTGATTTCTCCGATTGGTCCTTTCTGGAAAGATGATGCAAAAGCTGCTGTTAGAGCTGAATTGCCCACAATGGTAGTATTTGTGAGGTCGCGTTCCCTTAAAACAACACCAGGCGAGACTTGACTTGCCATCTTTTATCTCCTTAGAAATTCCGATTTTACCTGAAATTATTTATCCAAAAGGGTTTCTTCAGAGGGGAAACGATGCATGAACTCACTACCAGTCTGGATACTCCCATCTTTGACTGTCAGTTTTTCTACGTTTTAGAACTCTTTTCTTGGTGCATTCTTTACATTCATATGAATATGCTGACGGAGTAGTTCTATTTTTTCTTATCTTATAGAAATCGTTTATCAATTCTTTAGTTACACCACAGGTTCTACATTTCCTTTCGGTAAATATCAGATGGTCTAGTGAGAACTGATCCTCTATATTCATCAGTAGTTCCACATGTATGATACTTCTTCCTGTGTCGTTCCATACTCCCAAACGGTTCCGTCTCCATCCACGAAGGTATCATCACCCATGCCGTCATCAATAAAACCAAAGGGAGCCATATCTTGCTCAATTTGATTACGTTGTTCATCATAAATTCTTCTCCTTATATCTTGGTCTGTCATTTCTTTAAAGTATTCTTGCATGACTAACCATGCAAAGAGAACCATACACATTACGAGGTCATCATGATATCCCTCGTCTGCTTCCCACGCTTGTTTCTTCTGTACAAATGTAGTTAGCTCTTGGAAGATTTGGAAGTCATTAAACAATAACTTATCTTCCTCAATAATTGCTTTGAGGTTAGCGCAACCAATTTTCTTTACGGTTACACTCATCTTAACACCTAATTGTGTTTTGTTTCCTGAGAATCCCTGACCAACAACTTGACCAGCACGTCCACGCATCGCACACATGAGGACATTGGGATACTCAAGATCGTAATTAAGAGTAGCAGCAATAGAGTCTCCAATGTCATTTACCTCAACTAAAATATACGGGTTGTTGTATTCCTTTGCTACTTGGAAGATGACCGAGGGAAACAGTACAGGTTTAATCTCATTATTTCTGTACTTCGCAACGATCTGATACGGCATACTGGTGATATCAAACACGATGAAAGCACTGTAGTCACCACCGATACCTCTGGCAACGTCAACAGTAATAATATATTCGTGATCTTTTTCTGCTCTCGTATAAACATCAAGTCCTGCATTACTCGCTATGGGATCATGGAATGGAATAGTTTGGAGCTTTGCTGGACTAATTAATGTGTCAGCAGAACCAAGGAAGTCACACTCAAATTCTTGAGCAAACTGTCGCGGTGACGTGTTCTTGATTGTCTCCTCTTTCCATTTAGCATCCCTACCAGGAACTTGAGACCAATGTACTTCATTTGTAACATAGTCATTCTTACCACGTCTAGCATCTTCCCACATCTTATAGAAGTGGTTCATGCCATTTGGCGTAGAAATAATAATTACTTTCGTTGATTTACCAGAAGTAATAGTAGGATAAACAGAGGCAAAGAATTGCTCAGCAACGTGATTCGGGACGAATGCGAATTCGTCAAGAAAGAGGATATTAAAGGACATACCTCGGACAGCACTTGCAGACGTAGAAGCAGCCAGAATCTTTGATCCGTTTTCAAGTTCAACATTACCTTTATTCCATACTAGGATACCATGTTGCATCCACTTAGGCAAGTTCTCATAGGCAAGTTGTAATCTTCCTAGGAGTTCACGAGCTGTTGAAGCCTTGTTAGCCAGAATGCCAATGTTAACACTGTCGTAAAAGATAGCGTAATAAAGTAGATAAGCAACAACGGTGGTTGACTTTCCTGTCTGTCTTGGGAGTTTTGCAATGTTAAATCTGTTGTTGTGAAAATCTCTAAGGATGTCCTTTTGAAAATCATACATGCTGAAGGGAACCAAACCTTCGTCCAGCGAGATGATCTTAATATAATTCATTGCAAAATAAATGGGATCATTCTTACACTTGATCCACTCGTTAATTTGCTTTTGTGTAAATTGTATTGGGGTTCCCGCTTTCTTTAGGTTCGGGTTCCCCAAGTAAATATCGTTGGATGACACAACAAAACTAGTTCACTACTAGTATTTAGAGGTCTCCAAATTTATCACGCATATCTTCCATTTGCTTTTTCTTTTCTGCAAAGACACCATCAATGTATCCAGCACGGTATTCCCAAGTCTGACCACCCTCTTGCCCTTTCTTGGGATTTATACATTGTTCATTACCATACTTATTGCATACAAGACCAGCAAGATCAAGCTCACTATTTTCAGATGAAGCTCCAGTGCCACGAAAAACATGTTTGCCATTAATCCATGTGGCACCACACTTCTCACACTCCTTCCTCTCTAACTTAAAATCTGAGAATTCGTTATCCATGTATAAAACTCTTGGTAACCATATTATACCGTATGTAGGTAAAAAAAGTGTAACAAAAGTATAAGAATTATTTTACGTTTGTAAACGTGTAGTCTGCAATCATGGCAAACAATTGCTTTTTCATGTAATGAAGATATTCCTGTTCCTCAGGAGGTCTTGCAGGAGATCCTGGCCATGTTTGAAGAGCGTAATCAATCACCTGATACAATGCGCGAATGTCATGAATTCCTAAATCCAGATGACAACTCCATTCTTGATCTTCAGGTATCATCTTCTAATTCCTTGAAAGCGTATTGCATGATGGTATATATGTAAAACGTAACCCCTGCTAACAGTATCAACAAACACAGAACAATGCTCCATGTTACATCGTTGACATCATTTAGGGGTCTTAGAATGAGATTCATTACTAAAAGGTTCCCAATGTTCCCAACCATATTTATGTATCAAACTGATACCAATAATTGGTACAAACACAAGAAGAAACCCCATGATACCTAAGCACCAAGGAGTTTCCATTACTGTTCTAACAAAAAATTTTATGCTGGATAATCCCATTTTGTTATGAATTGCGTTTTATGCGATGGTCCCCAAACCCCTTCTTTGTATAAGTATGGAGTCGTCCTTACAGGACAATGATCACCTACACATAAAAGATCCTCTACAATTCTCCAAGATTCCATTACTTCCTCGGAGTGGACAAAGTGGGATTGGTTTCCATTGATTGAATCGTGGAGAAGTTTTTCATATCCGTCAATTGCTCTGTCTTCTGGATACGGGTGAGTGAGTGTAGCGCGTTCAAGATTATCAGATAAGCCAGGAGATTTGATATCAATACGGATGTCAAGATGAGGATTAGGCTGTAAACGCATAACGATACGATCTTTGACTTCTCCCTCATATAATTTTAGCGGTGGTTCTCTTAATTTAATAACAACTTCAACGCAACCATAAGGCATCGCTTTACCTGTCATGACGTTAAAAGGTACTCCTTCCCAACGCCAGTTATCAACGAACAGAGAACCAGCAAAATAGGTAGGAGTGTGAGACTTAGTATCAACACCCTGCTCAGTACGGTAAGAATCATATTGCCCCAAAATAATATTTGTACCTAGTCTAGTCGCAGCAAGAACTTTTGTCTTCTCACGTCTGATTTCCCTAGCATTCATACGACAGGGTGCTTCCATTGCAATGAGTGCAAGAACCTGAAGAATGTGGTTCTGTAGCATGTCACGAACTGCACCAGCAGTCTCATAGTATTGAGAACGACCATCGCATGTGATAGTCTCAGTTGCATAAATTTGAATCTCTTCTATGTATTGCCTGTTCCAAAGTGGTTCAAGAAGAATATTACCAAACCTAGTAGCAAGTATACTATTAACAGTATCTTTGCCAAGATAATGGTCAATGCGATAAACTTGTTTTTCGCGTAGATGTCGCTCCACCACAGACTGTAGATGATCAGCAGATTTATAATCACGCCCAAAGGGTTTTTCAATAACCACGCGGGAGTGATCTGGGTCATCCAAGAACCCAGCTTCTTTAAGATTGATAATTGCATTTTCATATCTTTCTGGTGGAACTGATAAAAAGTAAGTTGTATCTACACTTCCATCATGAAGAATATGCAAACTATCTTGGTTATCCAAATCACAAGATCTAAAGTCTAACCAATGAGTAAATTCTATTGGATAATCACCAAGATGATTTAACCACGATTCTCTAGTGTGTTCTCTACGAGAAGCACCAACTATTAAAATATCCTTTGGTAAAAGATCTTTCTGCCAAAGTTTGTAGAGAGCGGGGATTAATTTCTTTTTACATAGGTCTCCAGTAGCACCAAATATAACTATGCGTCTAGTGAGCGGTTCCGTTTCCATCATATTTGTCTGTCTCGTAGTAGTTATTTTCACCTTTAAGTCGTCCAAATGCGAGGGTGGCACATACAAAGGGCGCTGCAATCCATAATAGAAATTCACCTAACATGATGCCCCCCAAACATATAACGCATTCCATTCAATATTTTGTTGGCATATTTTCCAAGTCTCCTAGAATTAAATCTCTCAAATAAGGCGGCAGAGATAACAGGAGTGGGAACACCGAGATCCACAGCACTGTGAAGAGTCCAACGACCCTCACCACTATCGCTAACACCGCCGTCAAATTTGTTGAGATCGTCATGATCATGCCGTAGTACATCAGCGGTAAGATCAAGTAACCAACTGCCAACAACAGAACCACGCCTCCATAACTCAGCAACCTCAACAGTATCAATGTCGTAACAATAATCTTCGGGGTGTTCCATGGGAGCCACTTCGGCATCACCCTCAGCCACATAAGCTCTTCCTGCATTAGCCTCATGAAGTATGTTGAAACCTTCTGCATACGCTTGCATAATTCCATACTCTACTCCGTTATGAACCATCTTTACAAAGTGACCAGCACCAGGTGGTCCGCAATGTAACCAACCATACTCGGAAGATGTCTCATGACTAAGCGGGTCTGTGCGAGGGGCAGATCCAATGCCTGGTGCGAGTGCCCTAAAGATTGGAGCACAGGTTTGTACTGCATGATTTGCACCACCAACCATAAGACAGTATCCACGCTCCAGACCGTAAACACCACCACTAGTACCACAGTCAAGATATTGGATGCCAAGTTTAGCAAGCCTTTCTGCCCTGCGTCTAGAGTCTTTAAAATTGGAATTGCCATGATCAATAATAATATCGCCTTCCACACAAAATTGTAATAACTCATTGAGTGTTTCCTCTACGGTTTCTGCAGGAACAACCATCATGAAGATTCCTGGTACTTTCGCTGTATCAGTAAATACACCTGTTGCAGTGTGTACTACTTGAACAAGGTTTTCCAAAGAAGTGGTACATCCACTGATATAACCCTTCTCATATTGTTCTTGAGCTTTTGTATAGTTGTTGCGATACCCATGTACTTCAATCCCTTTCTTAATCATACGACGAGACATTCCCTCGCCCATGCGACCTAACCCAATTAATCCTACTTTCATTTGTTTTTTAATAAATTTTCAATTTGTTTACGAGCATTATACATTTTTTGTTTTTCACGCTCGTGATGGATGTATCCATGTTTACCAGTCATAATAAAATATCCTTGGCATAATAAACTTATACCAATAATGAATAGGGTTATAACCCATATCCATTCTATAGTGTGATTTTCAGCCATGGAAGTAAGGGAGGTATCACTCCAATAAGTCTAAGAAGACCCTCAGCAAAAAGTGCAAGAACAACCCAACCAACACAAAAACTGATAATTGAAGCGTTACGATTATGTTGTCGTATTGCATCATCTATCATCTCCTGTACCTCTTCGCGAGTTACATAATTTGGTGGTGGTGGTAATTTCTTGAAACGATGACCTATAGCCATGACTTTAATCTACATGAATGGTGCCTACCATTCCAGCACCCTTATGTGGGGCACAATAGAATTCGTAGTCGCCAGCATCTGCAAAAGTAATATCTTGTGATTCTCCAGGTGAAAACATAAGTGACTCCCTAGAAAGGTCTTCTCTTCCTTCAACAATAATATTGTGTGGTGGAAGCATACCATTTACAAAGTGAATAGTATCTCCCGCTTTAATTGAAATGTCGCTAGGTTCAAAAACTAGATTACCATTTGAACCCATGGTTACATCTACTGCCCATGCAGGAACAGCAAACAATAGTGTAGCTAGAAAAGTAATAATAAATTTCATCAAAATTATTCAACTATTATATCTATCTCTATTTACCCTACTTTCTTGTTCTTTTATATTATCGTACCGTGGATTTGTTAGGAATTCAAGACTAAGTGCTTCGCTCAGTATGTCAACTGATTTACACCAGTTTTTTCGTGCTTCTTTTTCATCAGAAGATCTTCTGGTTTCTGGGTTTGAATACAATTCATGCCACTTCCACCAAAGTTTAGTACACTCTGCGTTTAATTGATTTAACAGATTTTCCTCATACACTCCTGATCCGCGCAATATTCCTCATGATATACATGAAGTTTTTGAATCAGATCATCATATTGTTCCCACATCCATTCAGATCCAGTCTTCTCTTGATACAATTTACATGCTTGCTTAAGACGATAAATGTCGCAAGTATTTAATCTCATTTCCATAACCGCACCGTTAATTATTTATCTCTCCTACCTTCGTAATGCCAAGTAGGTTTGCTCTTCAAACCATTCAATACTGCTAGATTAGTTGAAAGAACATAGCGAGGATTGTCAATAGGATTTGATTCAGTTTTGTGAGTTAACCAACCAGGAAAAAATAAAACATCATTTGTCTCTACTTCAATAGGTCCCCAGATAAGATCAGTACTATTTTGAGCTAGAGGTTCTGAACATTTATATGGTCTTAGTGGATTTTCAATTAGAAGGTTCCCACTTTTTTCTGGAACTTCTAGATAAGCTGCAATAGCAATACATGCATTTTGATGATGGTGTGGTTCTGTCCACCCTCCTTTTCTATGTACATTAATCCAAGATTCCGAAACATGCATATGGCATGGCGGAGCTTTGAACCATGTATTCATTAAGAATGGAGTTACGTACTCAACAAAGTCAAAAAATTCTTTAAATTCTTTCCAATTATGTGGAACATCCCAATCTGTTTCTACTTTAAATTCTTCAGTGTTATTGAAATGAACCCCAGTAATAGCATCACCATGCTCAGGATCTTTCCAACCTCTTTCTGTAGAAAGTTCTTTTGATGCTTTTAAGTATTCATCCACTTTAGATTGAAATGATTTAAAATTAAAATCAAATTTTGTTTTATAGACATATGCAGGAAAGGCATCTATGCCTTCCATAAAATCAAATTCATTTGGATATTGAAATTCCATAATTTAGTTGCTCACAATGATATTTATTTACCGTTTACCACCGCCCATTTCCTTTAGCATTTTTTGTAGTTCTGCTGTACTGCCAACGAACATAGCATTATTAGTGACGCTGTTTGGACCTTTCTTTGCTTCAGCATCTAAATCTTTCATCTTCTTATGAAGGTCTTGTAGTTTCTCAGTCATGTCTGCAACGTGCTTCATTGCCGCTACAGCAACCTCGTATGCTCTTGGGTGCCCACTTTCCTGAGCAACCTCTAAGGCACCTCTGACCGCCTCCTGACCCTGATCTATGAGTGAGTACAATTCTCCACGAGTATACTCATAGTCTTTTGTGCGGTCGTCCTTGTCCACTTTAGGTGGAACTGGTTTACTTGGTTTACTTTCTACTACCTCAGCATCTATGTTGAGGATGTCTTCCATATTTTCTTCTAGACTACTCATAAGAATTCAACTCCTTCGTTAAATCCAAAATCATCATCTGCAGTTACAAATGCATCGTCTGCAGCATCAACTTGTCCATCTTGATTATAATCAACAGTTGCCTTAGGAGTATAGTTTAATTCAACATGCCTCTTATTAACATTAAGATCACCAATAGTCTCAATAACTCGTGACTTACGAATGACATCTGCCTTGGTGTAAGGACCATAGATGTAAGACTTTGCAGTAAATGATAATGTATAAGTTATAGATCTTCTTGTAGTAAAATCATCTTCCCAATCATCTTCAAAATTTATATTGTTTAGTACAATAGAAACATCCCTAATCTCATCCATATCAGGAATGAATTTAATACTTACGTTCAATGATGGTTGGAAGAATGGTAAAATTTGTTCTAGAATCTGAAGTCCATCATCTTGAGACTTTGCAATAACTCCTAATTCAAATCCGATATTGTATGGAACTGGAACATACTGTGTCTTAACTTCTGTGCCGTTATCATCAATTACGGTTCTATATTTTTGTAATGCTGTTGTTTTTCTAGACCCATCATATTCAATACTAGACATTTCAAAGTAAAGTCTTGGCAAAGTAATTGCTACTTTTCTTCCGTCAGTTGGATTGCCTTGAAGTCTATAAAGAAATTTTTGTTTAGGTCCATAAGCTAAAGGAACTTTTTCTGTCTCAAGTACTTGACCATCAACAGTTTTTTTCAATTCAATATTATTGAATAATGTTCCAAATGATATGACAGTTTTTCTAACTGCCTCGTTATAAAATTGTGTTCCTAACATCAGAAGCTACCTGTAAAATTACCAAATTCACCGAATGGGTTTTTCTCACCCCAATCAATAATGTCATCCGCACCACTTTCTATTGATTGATTTTGATCAAACTCGGTGCTTGTGTTGTCAATCGTAGAGAACGATCCAACTGTATATATCGCATTTGATTCTACACCACGAACCAAATCACCATCAATAAAGTTTCCAGTACGGTTCATAACTTCTAATGTGTAAGTAGAACCATTCCAATCTGCAACCTCAGCAATAGTTGCACTGTCTAGGTCAAACATCTGCGCTCTTTGACCGCTAGTAACAGTCTCAGTGTATGCATTGATTACATACTTTAAATTTGTTGAATCATAATAAAAATGTCCTGGTACAGTTGTTGCATCTGTACCATTAAATGTGTACACATAAGAAATTCTACTATCTTCAAATTTCCAATAGTAATATTTTTTCTGTGTGGTAGTTGCATAGTTAGGATCAAATCCACCAAGTGCAGTTACTTCAATGACACCATTAGATGATGTCCATGTTCTACTACCACTCTGCTGTACCATCCCACCAATAACAACATGCTCATCTGCAATAAATTGAATTCCTTCTGGTGGGGCATCAATCACAATTGTTGGTGGATTAGATGGATCAAAATTAATACCACCATTTACAACCGATAAAGATACTACACCTCCATCAGAAATAGTTGATTCAATAATTCCACCAGATGCATTTCCAGCATTAGTTATCGTTACATTTGGAGCAGTGTTATATCCAGTGCCTGCTAGTGTTACAGTTGCTCCAGATATACTGCCGCTAGAATCAACGGTAACTGTTCCAGTTGCTTGCTGTCTGGTAGTAAGACCAAGATTAAGGGTTGTGATGTTACTGAAATCTCTTTCAATACCGTCAATTTCGTCAATTCCCGTGTCAAATTTGTCTGCTCCTTGCTCGTAGAGCTCAGCAGTAAGAACATAAAAATACTGTTTCCCCAACTGGAAGAAAGGTTGTTCTCTTTCAACATACTTTATTTCATATGTATCTTCAGTTAATGGAAAGTAAACTAAATCTCCTTCATTGGGTCTACCATCTACTGCTAAATTTAAAGCAGGATTTGCAGACTGTTCCCATCTTCTTCTTGAAACAACAAATGTAATTTCATCAGTAATCCTAAGACCAAATTTACTGATAAATTCATTGCCTGCTCCAAAACCTTCTACGTTAACCATCATCATTTCAATCATATAACTTTGATTGAATTCAGATTGAATAACTTCTCCTAACGTTCTATCTTTAATTTGAACTCTAGGAATATAATAGACATCCTGACCAAACAGTTTAATCTGTTCGTCTACTAAATCTTGTACAAGATTTTGTTCAGTCTTATTACCACCGTACTGAGGAAAGTATACCTTTTTCATCCGATCATATCCATTGGGGGAAGTTCAAATGTGCTGCTAGATTTTTCCATTAGTGCAGCAATTTCTTTTTCTGCATCATCATATAACTGTCTGCCATTCATACTTACTCCACCAGGAAGTTGAATACCATTAAACTTAATAAGATTCTGACCCCATTGCCTTTTAATCAATGCGGTTGTATACTTTTTAACAAAAGTATCGTTATAAACTTGAGTAAATGTATCTGGATCAAGAGCTCTAAAGCAATCAATAATCACATATACATCTTCATCAAGCATGTCTTTACCTACATCTAGGTATAATCTATCCTGACGTAAATTAAATCTATACTCAACAAAAGAACCATTATTTAAAACCATATCAATGGTTTCCATCCACTGCTTAACCATGAAGTAGTTAAGCATATCAAGTGAACCAACAGCATAAAGATCATTTAGAAAAATCTGATACTCAATGCCAAACAGGTTATTTCTAATCGCATTACTTGCAAGTCCAAAAACTCTGGAAATACCCATGACGTGAGGAGGGATAGAAATGTATCTATTTCTTTCTTCCCATGTATCTCCATTAACTGTTGTAGTGGTATTTGAAGTTTCAAATTTAGTTTCATCTGCAGCAGTAAACAGATGCTTTAGGTACATACGTTCTACACCATCATAATGACGCTCACGATAATATTGCAATGCATCATCAATTGCATCGTCAATTTGATCGTCATCTATGTTGATTTCCAGAACTGGGAACCCTAATTGTCTTAAACAGTAGTCCCTTAGCTCGGACCTGCTAGAAGGTTGAGCCATAAAAAATACCCCTAGTTTCCTAAGGGTATTTATAATTGCTAATGATGATCAGAAATCAATTGGATTTGCTGCCTGAAATGCAGGAACCCAATTAGGATCAAATGCTACTATATCTTCTTCTTCAGTAAGAGCTAGTAAAGCCGCTTCGTGTGCATTATTAGCATCACGTGCTGCTTTTCTATATGCAGCAACTTTTGCTTGTCTGGTAGTAACACCATCACCTTCTATAGCATCTAGTTCTATTGCTCTTTCTGCTCTCCACTCAACTGGTTCAATAGCATCCGCAACTAAAGATTTAATTCTTCTAGTTTTAACATCCTTAACTAATGCAATTCTTTCTGCTTTAGTTTCTTCTGCCAGCAACGCTTTCTGTTCTGCTAATGTTTTACCAGGGAAACGATTAACAACAGTATCTTTGGCATCATTCAATGATAAAGATAGAAATTCCTCAACAGTAGGATCAAAATCATACTCAACAAGATAATCACCAGATTCTAGTGTCTCGTCCTCAAATGGTTTTAAATCCCAAATATTTTTTGGTTTAATCACCCCTGCTTCTGTGGTAAAAAAGATGTGTGCCATGTGATTACTCTAGTTTCCTCTTATTATTTATTACTCTACGTTACTCTCTAACTGAGAAGTAAACAGGGAAGTGTTGTACATCGCTGGAATAATGAATGGATATCCAGTACTGTTTCCTGCAGTATCAAGTAAGTAAGCGGAATAGTTACTATCCCAGTCACCGATATTGTCTCCATTAGGTCTTCTTCTGAATTCATAATCAAAATCCATAATTCTGTAGTAAGTACCAGGATTATCTTTGTTGGTGGAATATGTATACACCATTTTATGTTTACCTAATGGTGCCAAAGATCTTCCATGAGTACTATCATTTGATTGGAAATACAACCACTTACCATCACTGACTCTAACCACTGCAAAGTAAATACCAGCACCATAATAGTATGAAGGACAGTATGCCCACCAATACTCACCATCGCTACTTACTTGCCATCTAGAACCAAAGCGATGACCTTGCTCATAACCATATGATGTGGTCCAAGTTCCGTTCCATTGTACACCAGCGTATGTTCCGTCCGTATTCCACTTTTCAAATGAACAACCGTTGCCAGGTGTCATTGAGAAGGTATATACCATTCCATTATCACAGATACAAGATTGAGTTCTCCAATAAGATTCTCCTGAACCTGAGTAAGATGCTGCATTAGAATGATTTGCTCTATCATATGCAGTATAGTTTGCACTGTTGTTAAAGAACTGATAGATCTTTGAATCACTATCTGATTTAGCAGCACTTGCTTCTGTTGTTCCTGCAAAATGATTATTATGAAGAGCGTATGCTCTCCAATCCATTTTTACATTGTTATAAACAATGGGTTGCTTATAACCACTGCCATCTGTTTGCATCAAGCAAACTCTATTAGCTCTGGTATTGATGCAGGAACCACCATAGAATCTATTATCCGTAGTTCCAGTACTACTAGTAGGACCTTCTTGAGATTGAATTGGGACATTAACCATGTTCATCCCTTCTCTAACCCTATTCTGATAATACTTAGCAGCACTTCTTTGACCAAACAACATTCTGTGTCCACTTCCATCTCTGTCAGTAAACCATGCCCAATCTTGATTGATATCACCTACAATAGAATTAACATCTCTAAATCCATATGCATTATAATTGTGTGCTGATGGCCAACCACGGTTATATCCTGCAGTTTTAGCAAATTCAGTCACGCTATAATGACCCATATGTCCTAAGTAACCATTATTACAGGTATTAGAACCATAATTCTCGCTACTACCTGCATGACCTTGCGTCTCCATGTAAGCAGAACCTGCATAGTTATTCCAAAATTCTGGAGAATACGAAGTATAAGTTCTGAATTGATTTTGGTGATAGTTTCCATCACCAACGTATTTTCCAATTGCTTCAAGGTTATGATCAAATAAAATATACCCACATCCATATACACTATGTTCGCATGCATACGTAGCAAAACATGGTTGTGTATATGGATTTTGAGTTTTTGATTTAACCGTTGCGGGTTTTGTGCTAATACTTCTTGCCATTGGGAATACTCAGTATCTTGGGATATCAATCAACTATATTTAGCTGAATTGGTCTTTAGCTTGAAATGCTCTTAGTTCTTCAATAGTCGTTAATGCATTCAATTTCACTTCTGCTTCGTTTGATTCAGTTCTAACTAAATTTCTTTTTGCACGATAAGCATTCATCGCATCATTATTACCATTAACTAAATCGGTATCACGAGCTCGTGTTTCCATCCATTGCATTTCTTCTAGTAATACTCTGGCATGCAGTTTAATTGCTTCAGTTTTGAATTTGATTTCAGTGTCAATTTGTCTTTGTTCAGATTCTGCTTCAATTAAAGCACGTTGCTCATCAATTGTTTTACCAGGAAATCTATTTGACATGACACCAGCATCTGATACCGTCATTGACGGTAGGTAATCGGTTTCCTGCCAATCATATTCTACTACAATATAATCTTCTGGGCGAGCTCCCCCACGTTTAAGGGCTTCTGCTTCGGTGTCATAAACACCTGTGGCATTGCCAAATTCTTTATTATATCCTACGAAAGCCATGGTTATACGTTATCTAAGTTGGGCATGTGTGGTTCACTATTGAATAGTGAAGTATCATAATGTGCTGGAATAATACATGGATATGAAGTGCTGTAAGTACCAGCTTCAAAATGGGTATGAATGTAGTTACCATCTAAAGAAAGGTTCTGTCCATTACCTCTTCTCTCAAATTCATATTCTAAATCATGACATGAGAAATAAAGTCCTGCTCCACCATCTGTGTTATAACATTCTAACCATCCCATAGAACTAGTACCTACGGGACATGGTTGTCTTCCATAAGTACTATCAGTATTTTCAAATTTAAGAATTTTACCGTCAGATATTCTAACTACCATAAAGTATGCACCAGCACCATAATAGTATGAAGCACAGTATGCCCAAGCATATTTACCATCAGTACTTACTTGCCATCTTGAACCCCATTGATGAGCTTGCTCATGACCATAGTTAGTAGTCCAATTATATGCATGATAATATTCGCCGTTTTGATTAAGATTATTTTCGTTACTACTTATTCTTACTTGCTCTTTTGTAGTTCCATCCCATTTCCAAATACTATATCCATAACTAGGATTCATTGAGAAGAGTAGAATGTCTCCATTGTCACATAGAAAAGGAACAGGTCTATATCTAGATTCATTAGTACTAGAAAGATTGTTATAAGGAGTCCAACCAGTTATCTGCTGATATTCAGTAGCATTAGCAGTATTGTGGAAATACTCGTATAATTTGTTTGCATTACTATCCTCATCCTGACTGGAAGTGAAATTATTATTGTATAACGCTTGAGCGTTATGGGAGAATTCTCTAAGATCAGGAACGTTATTATAAACTACTGGTTTGAAACGTCCATCAGTAGTCGTGTACATAATAAGAAACTTATTCTGTTTCTTGTTATAGCAACCACCGCCATATGTGGTGTAGAAATTTGTACTGTTTCCATCACGGTCTTCCCAAGTGTTTGGGATATAAGTTCTTCCAGTATATCTACCGTTACGTCTTAATGAATAATAATTTGTAGCAGATCTTTGACCTAAGATTAATTCTTGTTTTGATTGATTATGACCGTTAGGGAAAAACAGTGCGTAGTCTTGGGAAGTTTCACCTACAATGGGAACACATTCTCTGAAAGCATATGCTCTATAGGAAGTACCATTATCACGTCCAGCAGCAATCCAACCACCCATATTTCCTGAAGATCCGCCACTTTGAGTATGACTCATATGCCCCAAATATCCGACCATAGGAGTATGAGATACATACCAACCACCGTTAGTACTAGAAGTTTCGTTTGTTTGAGTACTACTATAACTAGATGAACTCTCAAAGAATTCAGTAGCAGAAGTAGTATACGTTCTAAACGTACCATATCCACTACCGTCGCCAGTACCATGGTCCGCAGCAATTAGGTTAAAATTGTGATCGTACTGATAGTACCCACCACCATGAGAGTGGTTCATGGTGTATGCTGTAAAACACGGTTGAGAAAATGGATTAATTGTTTTCTGTTGAAGTGCAGTTCCAGCTGTTGTTAATCTGCGAGCCATTAGTTTTTCCTATTATAGTTCGTTATCAATATGATGAATCAATTACCATCAATACCGTATGAAACTGCACTAATGCCAGTTCCACCTGCATATACTTGAATACCGTTTGAGGTATCTAGAACAATACCCGTTCTTTCTAAAACACCATTTGCTGGAAGAGTTACTTCATATTCAATATAATCAGCATCAGTTACAGTAGTAGTTGATGCGAGTGCAATTCTTACGGTAATGTTAGATCCTGTTCTGTTAGATAGGTTAACAGTACAAACTTTAGTTCCAGATGTAGGTGCGGCGACTAGTGTCGTCCAAGTAGAGGCGGTTAAGTCCGCCTTTCCATATACTCCTGATGCCATTGGTTAATTCTCCTTGTTATGATCGGACTTTAGAGTGTTTTGATTATTTATAATCACATTGCTGCAATGAAATAACCGATAGCAGTTACTTCTTGAGTTTGACTGTCAACGTATGTCTTAACTGCTAATTGAGTAGGAACAGATGCATCATCCGCAGATCCAGCGCCAAGGGTTGTATCATTGTCAAATGACTTACCTAGTACAGCAGTTGCAGATAGAACAGAGGTTCCATCAATGTGGTATTCCTTAGAAGCAGGAATATCAACGTGCTCGGAAAGCACCCACTTATCACCAGATGCAGACCAAGAAATAGACTTGTCGTTACCAGCTTTTACAGTAATACCACCACCGTCGCCAGTGACATCTGAAGGTCCACCAGCAGTGAATGATGCACCAGTTGCACTACCACTACCTTGGAATACAGCACTTAGAGTAACTGTAGTTCCTGAGATAGAAGATACTGTATAAGAACCAGACATGGTAACTGTGCCACCACCACTGGTTAGTGAAATAGCAACTCCTGGTGCGAGGTTTGTGGTGTCACTAACGTTTGTAATATCAGTTGAACCAGCAGCAATATCACCAGTGAAAGATCCAGAAGCAACAGTACCAAGTTCAATGTTACGGTCTTTTGAAGTAACAGTAACAGAAGAAACTGTTGTTGTAGTTCCCTTAACAGTGAGGTTACCACCAATGCTAAAGTCAGAATCAACACCGCTTAGATTGCTGATGTAAGTAACGACTGCTGCCTGAGTAGGAACTTTCTCGTTACTGTTCTGCGCCATCGTGCCGTCAGTTGAGAACTCGTTAATAGCAGCACCCAACTGAGCACCGATAGAACCAAGTCTCAAACTTGATAGACCAGATAGGTCAAACGCGGAAGCGTCTAGAGTTGCTTTACCAGTTGCCTGTTCAACTCTGAAGTACTTACCAACTGCGAAGTTACCAGCTTGGTCCGTGGATACGTAGTAAACACGACCTGGACGGGATTCATCAGTCTCGTATGAAGGAACGTTTGGTGATAGAGGTAGACCAGGCCAATTAGTATTTGCTTTGCTTCCAGTACCAACGTCTAGGAAGTCGTGAGCAGTTAGTCTGACCTGTGAATAACGATAGCGAATCTTAAAGTCTTGTCCATCGCCTGCAGCAATTACTTTCTCATCAGAGAAGAGAAGTGTAGTAATACCAGTAGTATCAGGAGTTACTGCAGAGATAAGGAAGAATTCATTGTCAATCTTGACATAATCATTTGCCTCAAAGTTGAGGTCTGCACGCTTAACACGAAGGGCCAATTGAGCATCAGTTGTATCTTCAATCAGTTCATCCTGAGAAGTAACCTTTGTCTGATAAATTGTTACCGCATCGCCTTGTGCGTGGTTTTGTGCAATCGTTCCGTCTTGTGCTCTAGCAACCTCAATCTGGTCTGCAGCGATAATTGCTACAACCTTAAAGAGTTCCTGATTAACAACAACGTAACCATTTGCAATCATTCCAGTAACACTATCAACACCCATGATGTATGGTGCTGCTTCAGTACCTGTTGAGGTTGAGTTGATAGCACCACTCAATGTAGTTGTTACAGCAGTTGCGTTCTCTGGATAGTGTGTAATAGATGTAGTACCATCATGAGCTGCTGCAGTAGATCCTAGAGCACCTCTGTTGACGGTTAGAGAACCTCTACCATCTGGAGCAGTGTAGCTGGAGTTGGAGATAACGTATGAACCAGCGTCATCATTAACTCCGTTGTCCTGCAATTCAACAGAACCACCTTGGTCAGGACCAGCAGCAAGATCAACAACAGTAAGTACGAAACCTTTCTGTCCAGTGACTGCATCAGTGTTATTAACGAGAGTTACATATGCAGATGAAGTTTGTCCAGTGACAACTTCATTCTGTACGAAGGTTCCCTTAACTGGGAAGTAATAGAGGTAGTTGGAAGGAGATTGATCACTGATCAACTCACCAACTGCACCTGAAGTACCACCGATGATTCTCTCACCAGGAGTAAATCCGCCATCTTTAGCAGCAGCAGGGTTGAGTTCTAAGCGACCACCCTTGACCTTACCATCAACGGTAACTTCATTAGCGTCAAATCCTCTAGATACGCAACCATACTTACCGTAAGAAGAGTTACCAGAAACAGCACGAATTCTACCGCCTCGTGTAGAGGTGTAAGAAATGTGACAATAGTATGTGAAGGAAGAAACAATTTCAGTTGCAGCACCTCTGGTTACATAGAAACCAATACCACCATCAAGGATCTGGGTGTAGGAGTCAAACACCATTGATTTGTTTGACTTGACTGTATCATTGTCATACTTCTCGTGAGTACCACCATCAAGAACGACACCTACAGCAGCACCACCGATAGCGGCACAGTTCTGTACATAAGGTGACTTGGTAATTGGGGAATTTGGATTAAGTCTGAAGTAGACACCTTTGAGAGTTCCATGATCAGTGTTCTTATCATCTGGACCATAAGGAACGAATCCAGACATGCCTTCAAATACCATATCCTTAACGGTATTGTGTGAAGACAGGAAGAACATTGTGGATTCCTGGTTAGGAATACCAGCAGCAGTTGTTATTGCAATATAAGCATTTTGATTAACTGTTGTAGTAGGAGATCCAGCAAGGATTGAACCTGCAGCTAAGTCACATAAAGTTGCAACTGCGGCAGTTTGAGTTGCACAGAAAGCAGGATCTTGAGTAATTGTATTGTCAATAACTTGGTTTTCTGTATTACCAGCAACAGCTCCTACAGTTTCATTTTTAACTACTTTAACAGCAGCATCACGGAGAGTATCAAGTAATGTCTTATCTTCCGAACCAACAGTAGTAATAGCATTAGCACCGCCAGCAATTACATCTACAGCAAATGCATGAACTCTATCGTTACCACCAGATCTTACTTGAGCAGCAAGTTCTACGACAAATTCTGCAAGTCTTGCTCTGATGTCTGCACCAGCACCAGTTGGATTAGCAGATTGATCAAGAACAAACTTATAGTATGCATAATGTGCAAGGAAATCTTTGTTGCTTACAAGTAAATTTGCAGCATCAGCAGATGAGTTGGAAAGAGTATTTGTCCACGTATCTGCACTATTCCACGCACCACCAGTAACCTGTTGGATTGTGATTACATTTGATTCGGACTCAAGGACCTTAGCACTCTTAGTTCTAGCACCGTTGAAAACAATATCACCATACTGGAAATTATCAGCAGCGGTTGCTAGTGTAATATTTTGAGTTTCAGAATTAAAGCCTGACTTAGGCTTAATCATTGAAGTTCTTAGGTTGTCACCTACAAGAGATACAAACTCAGGAACTACAATAGGAAGTGTCTCTTCATAGACACCTGCTTTAATATAGATTGCAATTGGGTTTGATGCAGAAGCAGCATCAGCACCAGTTAGTCCTGCAATGTGATCGCAAGCATATTTTAGTGAACCAAATGCTCTGGAGATTGATCTACCACTGTTTGAATCAGAACCTTCTTTGGTTACGTAATAAACAGCATTAGATACGTTGTTGCTTTCCCATCTTGGTAGAATTGGGGAACCACCAACAGTTAGGATTTGACCACTTGCTTCGCGGAGTTCCGCTGCAGTTGCAGTATTTGGGTTTGCAGGTAGTGCAATTCTGTTAATACCTGAAGCAGATTGATAAAGTAGGTCACCAGTTTCTTGTAGTACCTGAGCAGCGTCACCACCTTGGGAGACATAGTTCCAATAGACTGCGTTGGTATCAAGTTCTGGAGCAGTTGCTGCACCAGTAGTATTGGATCTAATACAAACGTAGGAGTTACCGTTTCTGTTAACGACATCACCTAGTTGATAAACGCTAGCATTGTTCCATGCAGCGTTCCAGTTCAGACCTTCAAGAACTAGATCCCAGAATCTTGTGTTAGTTGGATAAGGGATATAAGCAATAGTACCACCAGTAGCGCCAGCAGTTTCAGTGCTTTCAATTGTAAACCCAGTAGTTGTACATGCCTTAACACGGAAAGAAGTGTTATACTGAGCAGCAGATGTACCAGCAAGGGTTACTAGATCACCAACACCAAATGGTGCGGTAGGTTGAGCAACATCAAATACAACGGTTACTTCGCTACCGTCGCCGCTGATGCTATCAATTGCGTATGACTCGGGAGTAGTGGTTACTTTACAAGAGTAAGTATTACCACCATACTTAACAAGGTTACCTGGCTCGTATACTTCAGAATCAACGAAGTCACCTTGTGGTGAGAAACCAGTCGTAAGAACCTTCCAATATAGTTCGTCCGTATTTGGTGCTACGTTCGTAGAGTTTTGCTGAGCTACGTAGGTGTAACCACCAAATGTTACAATGTCACCTTTCTGGTAAACAGTTGCGGAGGACCAAGTATCTTCAAAGTTCAGACCTTCAGAATATACTGCCCACTTAGTGAAGTCAAAGGTAGCAGGACCGACATGTGCCGTAGTAGCACGATATACGGTATTGCCATACTTGACAAGATCGTTTAGAGCGTACCAAACACCAGTGGTTTGATAGTCACCACGATTTCTAAGACCTTCTGTATGAAGATCCCAATTCCCTAAGTCGGAAGAATAAAAAGAATTCTCCGAAGTTGCGGAAGTGTGATTGGTGGTACAGACGTACGCATTTGCACCGTACTTGACAATATCGTCAATGACATATGCAGTAGACGCCGCCCAATCACCGCGCCACTTAAACTTCAGTCTGCCGAGTCTAAAATCTGCCATTTTTTAAATCCTTACTTAGGTCCTTGAGTGTTATGATCATATTCTTTATTTAGCCTTGCGACTAAGTAACCGTCACCATCTATAAAATAGGTGATACGTCTGAAGTCAAACCTGAACTGCTGGTATTTATCATCAGGGTCGTTTGTGTATTTTTTGTCACCTGCATCAGCAAGGACATACTCTTTTCCTTGGAGAAAATCTTCATATTCTTCTCCATCAGTTCTATGGAAATCAAAAACAACGTTATCCTCCGTTGATCTTGCTTTTGTATAATGAAGCATTCCGTCTTTATCTCTTCGCAGAGCGTGTACGGTAAAGTCATTAGAATTTGCAACTGCTTGTTCTTGCGTTGCAGTACTTGCGCTGAGATATAAACTCATGCTAAGATCCTCCAGTAAGTTCCGTCCCAGATAAACTGAACATATAAACCAGCAACGTCCAGAATAAATTCACTATCCGTATTTCCAAACTTGTTCAAGAATAGCTGTCCACTACTAGCTGTTAACGTAACATTATTTATAGCCCAGTTTGCTTTGAAGTCAACGACTTCTAGCATATCTCCCACATGAGGAACAACACCTGCAGACTCATATGGCATGGTCAAAGCAAGTGGAGCTGACGAAGTATCAAGAAGATATCTAATACCACAGACTAATTGTTGATCTGTATTGATGACTTCCCACCTTGCTCTTTGGAGTTCAAAACCTCCAATATCACTACCATCATGTACAACAGCTGTCTTCTTTTTAGTATCAACTGTAATTTCAGCATTCGCTCCAGTAAACAGAGCGTGTTCGGAAGTCGTGCCTTTTCTAAATTGTACCTGAGTGGTCATTATTTAACGCACAGTTTTTCTAAAATGTATTTATCTAATTAAATCATCCAGACATAAGTGCGTGGTGGTTGGAACAACTGGACTTGTACAAGTGCGCGTCCAGAAATACTAATTGTTCCAGAAGAAACATGTGGAGCAGGAGCGAATGCTTCATCTCCATTAAGGAATCCGAATAGAACACCATATCCATCATATGCGCGGACTCTGGTAATTGTACTAATACCAGAAACGTCAATCTTAACAAATGGTTGTTCCGCAAATGTGAGTAATGGATCTCCTGAAGTTCCTTGAATTGTAAACTTGCCAGGAACTCCAAGTTCTCTTGCAGTAATTTTCTCGGAAATTCTTTCTCCGTGGAAGGAGAAGAGCATCTGAGTTTCGTCTGGATTGACAGTAAGAGATTCTGCTGAACCAGACAGAGTTGGAATAGTACCGAATCCAACAAAGTCTCTCGCTCTTGTAGTGTGTGCATCCCCACTGACAGAGATAGTTCCTTCTCCAGTGTGTGCAAATCTGACGAGAACACCTGCTTCTCCAGATGCCTTGAATAGTCCGCCTTGACTGACTTCTCTTGCAGTAGTATTTTCTGTTCCTTCTCCAGTGAACGAGAAGAGCATTTGCTTCTCGTCGGGGTTGAAGGTAGCAGATTCTGCTGCACCAGATAGTTTTCTGAATGAACCAGAACCAACATGCAATACGGAGATTTTGTTGATAGAATCTCCAGACACCTTGAACAGAACTTGTTCTGTAGGTGGTGTAACTCCAAGAGATTCTGCTGCTCCACCAAATCCAAAGAGTGAACCAGTACCAAAGATACTGCGGTGAGTGGTAAAGAATACCTTGCCACTGATCTTTGTTTGAACAAATGGTTGTTCCGCAAATGATAGTAAAGGATCTCCAGATGTACCAGAGAAAGTAAATGTTCCACCCTTGCTGATTTCTCTGACGAGAACTCTTTCTGTACCTTCTCCTGTAAAGGAGAATAGCATTTGCTTCTCTTCTGGATTGACAGTAAGAGATTCCGATGCACCAGAAATCTTTCTGAGTGTACCAAAACCAACGTAGTTTGGTACAAATCTTTCAAATACATCACCAGATACCTTAGCGGATCCAGAACCTGTGTAAATTGCGGAGAAGACTTCTTCACCATCACCAGTGATATCAATCTCAACCTGTTTAACTTCAGCAACACTGAAGGATTCGGATGCTTCTCCAGTGAAGGAGAAGAGCATCTGTTTCTCATCAGGATTAAAGGTGATGGATTCAGCAGCACCACTGATAGCAAAGATATTACCAAATCCAACATTGTTAGGAACGAATCTGATGAATACTTCACCAGAAACTTTCAGGTTAACAAGTGATTCTGGCGATGCAGCGAAGGATTCGGATAGACCACCGATTCCGAATAGAGTACCAGAACTAAATTCAACAACAGATGTAGTCTCTGCAATTCTTGTTCCAGTGAACGAGAAGAGTATCTGTCTTTCTTCTGGATTGACAGTAAGAGATTCTGCTGCTCCAGATAGTTTTCTGAGTGAACCAGAACCATTGTGTAGTAGACTGAAGTTTGTCTTTGCTTCTCCACTGACTGGGATAGTACCAGAAGTAACCCAAGATGGTTGCCAGTCAAAGGTCTCAAAGTCAGATAGCGCACCTCTGCGAATTCTGATTGCCTTCTCAATACCGACATAGTTCTCGGTATGAGTCTCGCTTCCTTCTCCAGTAAAGGAGAAGAGCATCTGCTTCTCGTCTGGGTTGACAGTGAGAGATTCGGATGCACCAGAGAACTTCCTGAATGTACCAGTACCAACAACACTTGGAACATAATGAGTTTTGGCAACTCCAAATACAGAGATTGTACCGAATGGTTGCTCTGCAAATGTGAGAATTTCTGGTTCTGTAGTTCCAGAAAGTTTAATCTCTGTTCCTTCTTCTGGTGGATTTGCAATGAATGCTTCTTTGAGTTCTCCAGTAAAGGAGAAGAGCATCTGCTTCTCTTCTGGATTAACAGTAAGAGATTCAGAAGCACCAGCAAACTTCCTGAGTGTACCAGTACCAACAAATGCTCTGGTTCTATCAGTATCTGCAACACCAGAAACTTGAATTGTTCCTGTAGTGAAGTGATGAACAAGTACACGCTCAACCAGATTATTGAGTGTGAATAGACTACCTGTTCCTGCATAAGGAATAGTAAAGCTCTCTGCGACAACACCAGATAGTTTGATATCCGTAGTGATATCTGGTGGGTTGAACGATACTGATTCCGCTGCACCGTTGATTGCAAATAGTGAACCAGATCCATTGAATGCTCTGGTTCTGATAATTGGTTCTGCAGTTCCAGTAACTGGAATTGTACCTTCGGATACCCAAGAAGGTTGCCAGTCGTAGGTAACAAATCTGCTGAAAGGACCAGGAGATACTTTGAATAGAAGTTGTACTTCGTCTGGTGAGTATCTGACACTCTCGGTAGCACTAGAGAATCCGAATAGTGATCCACCACCAAATGTACGTAGAGCAAATGGAGTCTCTGCAGAACCTCTGACTGGGATTGGCGGAGAGATATTGTTCCATTGAGGTGGAACAACAATGAATGCTTCTCCAACAATCTTGATAACTGTACTTTCAGTGAAGATAGAAGTATTACGTACATACTTCTCAACCAATGTACCCTTGAGTGAATCAAGTTGACCGAATGGACAGACAAGACCAGTAGTATCAAGAATATGTCCGTAGTCAGCAAATCCATCTTGTGGATCTGATACATCTTCGTAATCTTCAAATAATGTTGGTACAGTTGCAAATGCAGGTAAAGTATACGTTACATTAGGATCAATTGATAAGGTTGATCCTTGTGTAACTCTTGTACATCCAGTTCCTGCTGAAGTACTTGTGCTGATATTTCCGTCAACATCAACACAAACAACAGTTGCACTAAGATCAACAATTCTGCCATAATCAAGTTCTGGTTGATCAATGCAGAGATCCATACTGTAGACTTCAGTATGCTTCTCTTCCGATAGCTCACTAAGTTCTGGTTTCTTGGAACAGAGACTAATAGATCCAGTAGTCTCGTATGCATACTGAACTCTAAGATCTCCACCGCTAATTGCGAATAGAGAACCAGATCCTTCATGTGCAAGACGAATTCCTGGATCTCCAGATGTACCAACGAATGTGAAGATTGGTTCTTCGGTTGGAGGAACTGAAGTAGTAGACTCTGCACCGCCAGAGTATGCAAATAGATTTCCAGATCCTTTAATACCAATTGTAATACCAACAGTGATATCACTAACAAGTCTGAATAGACCATCACCAGGAGAGAGAAGACTGAAGTTAGTCTTACTTTCTCCTCCAATTTTGATAGTACCACCACCAATTTCACTTGCAAATAATGGAACTCTTCCTTCTCCACTGAGATGAATAAATCCACGAGTGATATAATTTGGTGTGAATGCAACTTGAGCTTCACCAAATACATCAATCTGACCGTAAATACATCCTGGTAATCCAAGACGTGGAGTACCAAGAATATGTCCAAAGTCTGCAAGAGGAGATGCATTCTCTGGTACTAATCCATAATCTATAGTATTTGCTGCAATAGTATTCTGAGGTCTTACTGAATAAGTAACACCTTGATCAATTGTTAATGAATTGAGTACCTTAATACATCCAGAAGTTGGTGTCTCATTAGATGAAATGACACCATCAACATCAACACATGTAATTGCTGATGTATTGATGATGAATCCATAATCGTTTTCTGGGAAAGGAACGATAGAACTGCAGTTGTAATCGTATACTTTCTTCTCTTCAAGATTATTAAATCCGAAGATTCTTCCAGATCCAACATAGTCATATACAGTTCTTTCAACTGCAGACTGAAGTGTGAATAGAACACCACTACCAACCCAATTAGGATTGAATGCAGACGTTGCTTCTCCATTGAAAGAGAATAGGAGATCTTTTTCTTCTGGGTTATAGGTAACAGAATCTGCAGCACCACTGAGAGTTGGAATAGATCCATCACCAAAGATACCAACACCGATTCCAATCTGAGATTCACTGTGGAATCCAAATAGACCATCTCCTGGTTGCAGCAGTGCGAAGTTGGTGATGGAGTCTCCACCAAGTTTCCTGATGGTTCCTGTACCAAATACGGATACATCCAGAGGAACACTTGCTTCACCAGTAAGCTTACTGATATATCCACGACTGGTCCACGTTGGATTGAATGCATATGCTGCACCATTATGTGGATCAAACGTGAATAATCCGAATGGAATAAGATTGCTTGTCGTTAAGATATGACCGAAGTCTATCTGAGGAGCTGCAGGTTCTGAGACCAGACCGTAATCAATAAAGTTGCTAGGAGAATTAGCACCTTGAGATACACTATAAGTTGTTCCAAGATCAACACTCGCAGTTGATCCTACACGTACAATACATCCAGAAGATTCACCATCTAATGTTCCTGATACATCTTCAATATCACTTGGATGACATATGGTTAGATAACCATAATCAGCCTTGGAGAATTCAACAATACTGTCATTGATATATCTTTCAGTATGTTTCTCATCAGAAAGTTCTGAAAGTTCTGGTTTTCTACTAACTAGTTTGAGTCCACCTGATCCAGCGAACGCATTTGTAGCGCGTTGCTGTCCGCCAGAGAAGGTGAATAGATTTCCAAATCCTGTTTCGTGTACAAGAGTAATATCTCTTGCAGCACCTGTAATCTTACTAATATATCCGCGACTGGTCCATGTTGGCAAGAATGCATCGTCTGCACTTGCAATCGTAAATAGATTACCTGAACCAAAGATACCAACACCAATACCGATAGGCGATTGTCCAAGTATGGAGGTAGTTCCCGCACCATCGTGCTTGCCAGAAAATACCCCCAGACTTGTACCGCCAAGACCTTTGACTTTTCCGTCAACGATATAACCGTATACTGCTGGTGAAGTCTGTCTACCAAAGGTAAACGCAATACCTGTACCTTCGTATGTGTTAGTCGCCTTCCAAGACGCTTCGCTAACAACCTTAACAAATCCGAAGGATTCTACATTAGTTACATAAACAACTCTACCGCGATCTTCTATCGTAGCGTTGAGATCTGTAATACTACCAAGATTTATTGTTGATAGTGTTGGTGTATATGTGTAAGTATATGTAAGAGACTTGAAACCATAATGATCCCAGTTGTTACCACTATGAGCTGGTTGAATTAACCTGAATTGTGTTCCCGCTGTTCTCGCTACAGAAGGAATTGTTATCTCTACAGATTTTAAAGTATTGAATGAAGCATCATTGTATTCTACTACAATATCAATAGAAATCCACGAACTTCCATCATAATACTCTAGGTTTAAACTTTCTGTTCCAGTATCTGGATCTTCTCCACCGTTAGTATCATTACCTCTAATTACTTCAAAGGTTAGTGAAGAATTGATATCGTTTGGTAAACTGAACTCTACCGTTCTAGGGGAATTTGTGCTGTTAAATCTAATATGTCTACCAATATTAAATCCACCAGTAGTTCCTGTTCCTGTTCCAGTATCCGACAGGACAGTATTTGATAAAGTGGCATTTAAACTATCAACATCAACAGTTTCGGTTGTAGTTACTGGAGTTGGATTAAATGATAACGTACCATAGTCTATCTCTGAATAGAGATCTATAATACTTGGTTCATAAACATAAGAAAAGCTGCCTAATCCAACATTCGTGTTAAAACGAATGATTGATGGAAATATTCCTGTTGTACTATAGGAATAAACGGCCATAACGCAGCATTAAAAATGGGGATTGCAAATTGCAACCCCCACAAAAAGATAACTAAAGATTGGGTCTTTAGTATATAGGGTCAGTCTAGGCTGACATTTAGAGTAACTTTGATTTGGTCACCGTTGTTTTGAATAGCGTATGGACCATTCGTAAATCTCTCAGCAAAGAAGATGCTGCTATAGAGAGTTGCATCACCAGTGCCCTGTAGAGCAGGAGTTGTGGTGAAGGTTGAAGACGTTGGAGTCTCAAATACGGTGTAGTGTGCAGCAGGAATAGAGCTGCTAGAACCTTGTGCGATGTAGATGACATCACCAGGATTTAGGTTGTGATCAACAGCAGAACCGCCTGGATCTGAAGTAACGATAGAGAAGTCAAATAGAACTGCGTCGTTACCGTTAGATACCTGAATGTTGTCAACTAGTAGTTCGCTTAGATATACACGAGGACCGATTTCACCAGTCTTAGTTTCAAAGTCAATACCAACAATAGTTGTAGATGCTGCAATACCATTTGGAGATGCAGTCTGAGAAACTGTCATTCCAACAGTTAGATTCTCAGCAACATTAACTTTGAAAGTTGCAGTACCAGAAGCAGCACCAGTAAGTGCTTTATCTAGATAGATGTTTGTTCCAGAGATACCAACAACACGAGTCTGTGGTGCAATACCAGTACCAGAAACTCTTTGACCAATTGCAACGTTAGTTGCAGAGTCAACTGCAATTTCGTATGTTCCAGAAACACCTGAAGTAATGCTTGGAGTTACATCAACATCAAGAAGGTTGATGTAGTTATTACCGATAACACCTTTACAACCAGACTTAGTGATTTGAGCACCAGCAGCAACTGATCCACCATCAACAACACCCTGTACAGTTACAGGCATATTGTTTGCACGAGATAGGTAATATCCGTAAACGCTACCAGCAGCGGAGGAGAATGTGAAAACTTGCTCAGGGTAAGAAGCAGTGGTTCTACCACGACCGAATGATACTGCAGTTGTATTCATATCTGCAGAAAGTTGCTGACTCAATTCAAAGTCAGTTCCTTGAATATCTACAACATAAGTATTTGTAGGAATACCAGCGCCTTCGGCATAGTCTCCTTTTTTAACGTCGGATGCATCTGCAACAGCAATTGCATAAGTTCCAGCGGTTCCAGTTGCCGTTGTAGTAGCAACAGCATTTACTGTAGTGCTAACTGCCCAACGGTTACCGTTAAGTAAAATACCATACTGCTCAGTAAAGTCTTGATCTTCTTCGGTACGATTATTCTTCACTTCTGGATAACCAGTTGAAGGTGCAGTACCATATCCAGACGCATTACTTGCGTTATATGGTTCGTAATAATTCGCTGCCGATGGAACGTCCGATTCAGCAGGAGTTGTATTACTGGTGTATAGTTTTAGAACTAAGTTCCTGGGAATCTTATGAGTCGCATTCAGTAGTGTACGTAGCGAATCAATTTCACCCTGGTCTGTGACTAGAAGTGCCATCTAAACGATCTCCTTATGAGTTTCTTACCTATGATATTGTTATTTATACAAAGCTTAGAGTGCCAGTTTCAAGGAAACCATACACCTCTGTATATTTATAGCATAGACAACTTCAAACTGTAGTAGGTCTCCAGCATTTAATGCTTTGTTCCAAGATGAAATTGTCGTATTTGTGTTCTTTCTTTGTAGAGAATTAGTTGTAATATCTCCTAACTGCGGTCTTTCAGTGCCGCATATAGATGCAAAATTTGGAAAGTTTGCATAGTCAACCTTTCCAATATCAAGTTGAATCTGACCATCTTGATCACCAATGATAGTCCAAGACTGTATCTCTCCTGTAACATCTAATGTCATCTCTCCTTTAATTCCAGAAGACATTGGAGCAGATCCAGCATCAATAACAAAATTAATTGTTCTAGTTAAATCAGCTGTTGTTGAAAGACCAACAACATACACATTGTCACCTGAATTAGGTGCTGTTACAAAAACAATATCCGTACCACTTGTAGTATAGTCAATGCCAGGAACTTGAACCAACCCATTAATAGCAACAATAAGTTGTTGGTCATTAATAGGAGTGTATGGATCTCCTGATTGATCAATTAAAGGATAACCAGTTGTCGTACCGTCAAATACCCAGTTAGTAGTATTGAGAATTTCATTACCATATTGTAAGTACTTACTGGGAATCTCATAGTTAACACCTACATTATATTTTTTCTGAGGATCAGAAAGTACGTTATAATTTGATGATTTAACTGAGACGTTATAATTTGGCATTATACCACTCCAGGTGTTACTTCCAAAATACCTTCAATAACTCTAGTTTTAATTCCTTGTGGAGATGTTAAAACAATATCATAAACATAACGTCTTGGATCTAATCCAGAAGTTGTGTTATTAGTCATTGAGATCTTTAATATTCCATTATAACGATCAACAAACCCAACAGTAAAATCTGTTGCAGCTGAAGAATAATAACTACGACGCATCTTAGCTTCTGCTGTATAACCAGTCAGGTTAAGAGGAGTTGTGTTATCTTCATTCTGGATATTAAAGGTGGCATCAAAGTCCGTTCCTTTTTCCAGTAATAGATTTAGTGGGATTGCTGCCATGATGGAATCATTCTTCTTTTGGTTCTTCTTTTGAAAGTAGATCTAAAGTCTCTAAACCACCAACTAGTTTAGTTTTATATTCTTTCAATTTAGTAAGTTGCTCTTCTGCTGCAGCAATCTTTGCTTCTGCATCTTTGAGCTGACCTTCAAATTCAGACTTAAGAGTAGCGGGATCCATAATGATTAAACATAATTATAATATTATTTATTCAGCTAGTTTTGCTTCTTCTACTAACAAAGCAACGCAGGTATCAAAATCTGGATTAGCAGCATAAATTTCTGCAGCATGAAATCCATCAATTAATCCAGGTTTGTACTGATGTTCAGCACATATCTCATCTACTTTTTTTAAAATTTCATCTGGGACTGGTATTAACATTAGGAAGTTCTTAGTTGAGGAATATTTGGATCTACCACCGTTACATTTGGATTACCATAATCTGTAGGAGCAGCAGCTCCAGCAGCTACTGCTGGGTTAGATCCTGTTGGTGCAGTTGTAGAAGTTAAAGATATATCGGTTGATGTAGAATAAGTATAATTTCCAAATGTTCCAGTTCCACTACCATCTTCTGCTAAACGGAAGGATATTAGAATATGAGCATTAGCATAAAGTTGAGTTTTATTGGTTGTGTTTAGATACACCAAGTAACCCTGTGCATCCTTCTGTAAATAACCTTCATTATATTCTGAACTAGAAAGTTTGTTATTGACATCACCAACCATCTTATTCTGCCATACTATAGTACCATCAGTCATGTTGAATTTAACGAAGTGTATTGTTTCATCATTGGTTGAAATTGCTGCATAAACAAAGTTTCCATCAACACACCAATTACGATTGTAACTTCCACGAACTGTAGCTGCCGCATTAGTTAACTTCCATCCAAGTTGCCATGTCAAATCTGTATTAAATTTATGGAAATGACCTTCTGGGTTTGAAGTACCATCAATTAATCTTGTTGCAACTATGACATCCGATCCATCAGTTTGAATACCTTCGTAAGTGTATACATTAGTGTTCTGTCCAAGATATGTATTTTGAATTGCTACTAAAGAATCGCAAGCCAAATTAGTTTTAATAATTGCAGACTGATGACTTCCACCAACATATGGACTTCCCGTGTAATATCCAGCCATACGAATGAAGAAGTGATTTGATAATTTTATAGAGTCATAGAAATAGCAAGATCCTAATCCACCAGAACTACCACTAAACATTCTATCTGTCTGTCTTGCACCAGTACCTGCATCAAAGGTGTAACAAATACCATGTTGTAAGTGACCACCATTTTCATATGGTCTTGTATAATTATATGTTCCAAATACAACAGGGTTTCCGCTATCATCTGCACTACTATCATTAAATTGGATTGAATGTCCAGTATTTGTGTAACTTGTATTTGGATATGCCCAATGATTTTGCCATTGGGTGTTACCGTCAGAATTTAATTTTTCTAAAAATCCATTCAAAGCACCATCAGTAACAATTGAACCAGTAACGTAGATATTATCATTAATGTCTACTTTAATATCTTCAATATAAGTTCTGGTATTTGTAGCACCTGTACGAGTACCAGTAAGAGATCTTTCCCATACTAAATTTCCATATCTATTAACTTTAGTAATGAATATTGTATTTGAAACTCCAGCATCTACGTACCTAATTCCACCTAATAGATAATTATTTTGATTATCCATATCCATGGCCATATAACTAGCACTTCCATAGAAATATCCAGGATTTGCTGGAGAAGCATCGGTTGTATAATTATCTCCAACGAACAACATCCAATTATCTGGTTGAGGCGGTGGAGTACCTATTGAATCATGATTGTTTGTATTGGTGGATGGATATGTTCTTCCATCACCCCAAATAATTCTTATAGCTCCATGACCACCCTGTCCACTAGTTCCTAATCCAGGACTAGTAGCTCCAGAACTACCTCCTCCATATTCAACACCTAATCCATCCGATCCAGCAGTTCCAGATCCAAATGGATTTCCAAGATACTCTCCGCCAAGACCACTGGTCCCAGAACCTAGAATACCTACACCACCACCAGTATAGGTTCCGCCATATCCTCCGCCACCACCAGAACCTCCAGTGCCGTCACCACCTTTTCTAATAGAACCAGTAGCAGCAGGACCAGTTGTTCCATCTCCACTTCCACCGTTACCACCATCACCTGAATATCCGCCAGCGCCACCGCCGCCACCTTCGTATGATGGTCCACCAGATCCGCCGTCACCGCCATTACCTCCACCATCTCCAACATAATCTCCACCAGCGCCACCAATAGTGCCAGCATATGAAGTCAATACTACTCCATTAGATCTAACAGCACTAATTTGAACATTAGCAGCAGAAGAAGGAGCTGTAACTCTAAATTGCGAAACATCTCCCGTAGAAGAAATATTAACCCAACCACCAGATTCACCTGCTCCAGTTACAGTTGGACTGACAGATGAACCATTTACTTCATACGTATAATTTGCAGTATCTGCATATCTAATGTAGATATCTAAAGGACTACTCATTTCAGGAAGACCAGATCCAGTTGTAGTAGTTTGATTGGTAGTTAATGTATTTGGGAATGCTCTTCCTTGACCCCAAATAATTCTTACAGCACCACCTGCTCCAATGCCACCAGCACCGAGGGTTCCTGAACCTCCGCATCCTCCACCACCACCGTAGAGTCCACCATTACCTCTGTCATTACCATTACCACCAGTTCCAGCAGTACCAGCATTACCACCAGAACCACCGCCACCACCAGAAAGTCCACTACCACCTGCACCATTAGATCCTTCACCATAAATTCCTACACCACCGCCACCAGCAGCAGGGAATCCTGAAGCACCGCCGCCTCCTCCGCCGCCTCCAGATCCATCTTCACCATCACTACTAAAACCACCTCTACCACCAATTCCAGAATATCCACCAGCGCCACCGCCGCCCCAGAATCCAGCAGGTTGAGCAGCAGTTACACCACCGCCATTACCACCACCATCTCCTACATAACCACCACCTTTATAATTAAGTACGCCACCGCCGCCACCATAGACAGTTGAAACGTTTTTAAAATATGAATCACCACCACCATTTCCAGTGGGACCACCAACAACATCAAAAATTCCTAAATTATCAAAACTTTGACCACCAACCTTAACAGTATATGTTTGACCAGGAACTACTGTAATATTATTCTTCCAACCTAATCCTCCGCCACCGCCAGGAACATTAGATCCTCCAGATCCCCCTTCATTCTGATCATATCCATGTCCTCCACCACCAATACAAACAACAGAAACTGATGTTACTCCTTCAGGAGCAGTCCATGTATAAGTTCCTGCTGTAGTAAATTCTGCTTGTCCA